AAATAGTTAGTAGTGAATTTCCAAATGGACTTTTAGAAACTTACTTCACTTTTAACAAAAATGGCATTCTTGATGGTGAAAATAGAGAATATTATGAGGAAGGAGACATAAAATCAATCTTTTATTTTAAAAATAATTCTATAAAAATTTTGCAATGTATAGAATGTTCTTTACTTTTGCCCTTGCAAAACTGCCTATGCAACTTTGCAGGGGTAAAATTATAGAATAAAATGAATTTGACCAAAGAAATTATTAATTTTTTCTCTGAGAAAGGAGAAAAGCAAACAAGAAGAATGCAACTTGCATTAGCTATTGGTGTTAGTTATGATACTGTAAATAGGTACATAGATAACAATAATAAGAAACTTGACACTACAAAATGTAGAAGTGCACTTATTGAAATTACAGGAGTACCAAATGAGAAACTGTTTGAAATGTCTAACCTTTAAACCCTCCACACTATGTTTAAAAGAATCACTTATTATCATCTCGACCAAGATTGTCATTTGTGCCGTGTAGAGTTGCGCACAATCCTTTTTGGTATTGTTATCAATCGTATGTTTTGCGATGTGATATAACTATTAAATGTTTTCAATGGATGCAGAAACAGTATACAAGGTTGCCCAGGCGTTGGATAATACCCAACGCGAACGCTTGCGCCAACTGTTGAATACCAATGTAGAAAGCAATCCAATAACTAAAAAGAAAAAGAAGAAACAACTATGGGACGAAAACGAGTTAAGAGAACGAATCATCGCCGATTTCCAAAAAAGAGCAAGAGAGTTCAAAAACAAAAACACCCTCCTCACCTCCTCTTTGAGGTAGCTCCGATAAGTGCTACTGCTAAAGTAAAGACTACCTATAAGGTGTCATCTGAAAAGCGGAAGATATACAATAACACTTACCGACTAAAATGCAAAGGGTATAGAGTAGAACCGCACAAGCACACTATCTATGCCTATAATGAAGAAGTAATGAACACTACACAAGCCAAGAACTTAATGAAACTCGGCTTTGTAGTACAATTAGAAATTAAGTAAACACTATGAAAGAAAAAAATATCGACAGATTTGATATAGAAACTTTGGCTTGTACCATTATGGGATTTGATATTGATGAAATGGAATATGAAGAAGGTAAAGTAGAAGAATTATTTTATGAACACTTTGGTTTTGACTTGGACATTTTTGAAACAATTATTAGTAAACTTATTCCTTTAATTGATTTTGGAAAATCTCCTCTAACAGGCAAAAAATATAAAGGATTTGCAAATATAAAAGAAAAATTTTGGATTCTAAAAACAGAGTGTTAGTCCAAAAACAAGTATTAATAAGGTAATATCTTACCTTTTATCTCTTACCTTATGATTAAATCATCAGTCATAGATAAATTATACGAAGCCGACCTTTGTCAAGCTATTGGCAGGGTGTATACCGATACTTCGTATAAGATACGTAACAACGGAACGGCGGAGGGGTGCTCGCCTTTCAAAAATGAACGCACCCCCAGCTTCAAGGTTTCCAATGTAAAGAATATATGGAAAGACTTTGGTTCGGGCAAAGGAGGCACGAGCATTATCGACTTTATCCAAGCCTATAAGGGTGTTGATTTCCTCGAGGCTGTAAAAATTGCCTGCGAAACCCTCAATATTCCTATAGAATACGAAAAAGAAACCGACGAGCAAAAAGAAAAGCGCGCCCAAAAGCAAAGCCTTACGCAAATACTCAAGAAAACTGCCGAAATATACCGTCAGAATTTCGTGAGTTTGCCCCCAGAGAGCGAAGCCAAACGCTATATGCTTAGCCGTAATTTTACCGATGAGATTGTCGATAACTTCGGTATTGGTTATGCCTTGGCAGGCTTGTACGAGGCTTTCAAAGAGCAGGCTATCGTGAGCGATGGCGAAGCATTAGGTCTGTTGCGAAAAAATTCCCAAGGTAATTATTACGACTTCTTCAAAGGGCGTATTATCTTCCCTATTAGCGACAAGTATGGGCATTGTGTAGGCTTTGGCGGTAGAATACTTACTAACGATAAGAAGCAACCTAAGTATATCAATAGTGCTGAGTCTGATTTATTCGATAAATCTAACTTGTTATACGGCTTCCATTTGGCGCGGAATACCATTGCCAATACGGGTGAGGTGTATTTGGTAGAAGGCTATACCGATGTAATGCGTATGCATCAGATAGGGTTTGTCAATACCATAGCTACCTTGGGCACGGCTCTCACACCACAGCACTTGGCACAACTGAAGAAACTTTGTCGCAAGGTGATTATCTTCCGCGATAGCGATAGTGCAGGGCGTACGGCTGCCGAGCGCGATTTACAGCTGATATTACAGGCGGGTTTGTTTGCCGAATTGGTAGTAATTCAGTCTGAAAGCAAAGAAGACCCCGACAGTATAGGGCAACGCCCCGAAGCGGTAGAACTTATCAAAGCCTCGCGTACCGATGCTATAGTGCACCTTATTGGCGAAGCCTACCGCACTGCACTTGACCGCTATACTGAGAAGCACGGCGAAAGCAAAAAGCCATTACTATTGCCTGAAGATAAAAAGAACCTCACTGAATTGGCTGGCAAACTCGTAGGCTGTATTCCTGATGACACTACCCGCGAGGCGTATGCTGAGCAACTCAAAGAGATGTTTAAAATTAAGGTAGCTTCAAAATCTGAGAAGGTTGAAAAGCAATATCTTAAGACACCAGAGATAATTATTGATATGGGAGAAAAGAACTCTAACCTTAGTAAACCAGTAAACGACGGCGACGGTTCTCTCGACTTCTATCTCTTTCCTGATGAAGTAGAAAACCCTTACCTATATAAGAATGAAATTATAGAATACGGACTATTTCAGCACCAAAACCGCATCTATACATCAGCGGGCAAAGAGGGTAAGGAATACTTTATGTCGATTTCCAATTTCTCCATTGAAATAGTGCAACACATGCAAGATGAACAGTTTCCAATGAAACTTATACGTATATGTAATGTACATAACACTGAGAAGATTTTTGATGTGATTTCTGATAAAATAAACACCCTCCCTTCATTTAAGAATGTGGTTACTTCTTATGGTAATTTTTCATTCTCAGGTACAGCTGCACAACACGAACGTCTCTTGCGCTATTTGTTTGACCGTATGGGTAACGGAAGAAAAATTGATGTATTAGGATGGCAACCTGAAGGCTTTTGGGTATGGAATAATAAGATAGTGATACCAGGGGAACGTGAAGAACTTATCAATAAAGAAGGACTTTTTAAACTTAAAAACGAAAGCTATTACATTCCTTCTGCAAATAGAAGCTATGATAAGAATATCTATAAATATGGAGCACAAAAAAAATTCAAATCATTTGATACTCAAATGAGTATTCACAACTATTTTCGACAAGTATATAAAGTACATCGAGGATATGCTATTACGGGTATTCTTTTCGGTATAGGTTCGTTATTTCAAGACATAGTCGTGAGTTGTACAGGATTCTTTCCTATACTATTCTATTTTGGACCAGCTTCAACTGGTAAAGATAATATATGCGAAGCTATACAATCGTTTATGGGAGTCCCTCAAACCGCTATACAATTGGAGGGAGCAGCTTCTACTATCAAAGCACAGATACGAGAGTTTGCGCAATTTAGCAATGGTATATCGCAACTATCGGAATACAAGAGAGGAAACCCACAAGTAGATGGTATCATCAAAGGTTTATGGGATAGACGTGGGTACAAACGTGGCTCTATAGAAAGCAAGGTAGCCGTAGATGAAGTACCTATCATCAGTTCTACTATACTTACAGGCAATGATTACCCTAGTGCTGAAGCACTTATCTCTCGACTCATTTGGGAAGAAATGGAGAGCAGGGAATTTAGTGAAGAAGAGAAAAAAGAATATGATAAACTGAAAGATATTGTTCGCAAAGGTATTTCGGGCATATCTAATACTTTTATCAACCAGCGTACTCTTTTTGAAGAACGTTTTCTCGACACTTATCGCGTGAATAAAATTGCTTTAGGTAAGTTAGAAAAATTGCAGAATGTACCTACTCGTATTATTGACAATTTAGCCGTGTTGCACACTATATATAATATATTCGAGTCGCAACAGTTCTTTCCTTTTGGAAAAGCAGATATGATAGATCACTTTGAAAAGATAGTAGAAAATCAACGTCGAAAACTTGATACAGATTCGCCTATCAATAAGTTTTGGGATTGTTTCCTATCGTGTATGCGCTTAACTCAGGGAGAGACACTGAGGATAGATGTAAATATAAGAGAGGAAGGAGGATTACTAAAATTCAATTTCACTACTGTATTTAGTATCATTCAGAGGCAATGGTTTGTACAAAATCGTGAATCAGCACCCTCAAAAGCAGAAATGAGAAAACTTATAAAAGAATGTGAAGCCTATAAAGATGAGGTGAAGAGTATTCGTATCAATATGGAAATTAATTGTAATACCAGTGCCTTTCTTATCGACTTAAATAAGGTAAATATAAAAGAAGAACTAATGGCAGAAATAGAATTACAACGTATACGAAAACCTAAGACTACCTATAATAATAGTAACATTCCAGATGCAATAGTAGATGAAGATGATTTGCCATATTGATTTTATTTTTTTTACAAAGCGCAATTTTTTACTAAAAATCCCTGTTTTTTTTTCCGACATTTTCGACAAAGACTTATTTATTTAAAAATCAAATTATTAAGTAGTAAAATTGTGTCGGAAAGCGTGTCGGAAATGTCGGAAAGTGTCGGAAAGTTTTATTGTTTTCCTACAAAATCCTACAAGATTTCTCA